GCATCTAAATCACCTCCATCTGCTTTTTCTTGAAGTTGTTTAAACTTATCTTTAATACCTACATTTCGTAAACTAGTTAAATAATTTTTATTTTGTAAATCAATTATTTTGTTTTGCCTTATTAATGCTTGTTCACCAAACGCACCTATTTTGTCTTGATTGATTAAAACATCTTGTTGTGCTTTAGTTAAATCTACAGAGTTTTTGTTAAATTTTTGTTGGTTAAATAAATTAGTAGTGCCTTTATTTATACCTGCTTCCCTAGCTAATTTTGCACCTGTTAATGAAGAAAGTACCTTTTCTGGAACAGATTTGTTTTGATATAAACTTTTAAAATAACCATCTAATAAACCCATACCTGTATTTACATTTAAAGAGCTGTCAAAGTTAGGGTCTTGTATAAATTTTCTAAACGGCTGATTAGTCGTTCCTAATGTCTTATCTATCATTGTATTGTAATCAAAATCTAGCAATGAATCATATACTGCCATGTTACGCTCTCCTTATGTTCAGTATTCTATTTTTTTGTGGGTTGTATGCTTGTTGTGCAACGCTACCTGCTGATTTTGTGACTTGTTGTGGACTAGCACTACCACTTGAACCACCTAATGCTGTCATACCTAATGTAGCTAATGCTATTGGATTTTTTTGAGCAAAACCCATTACACTATCAAATGCTTTTTCATACAAAGGGGTATCATAACCACCCTGTGCATTTGCTATTTCTTCTGGACTAGATTTAGTTATATCAGCAAAGTCTGGTATAACTGGATTAGCTACACCATCTGTATATCCTGCTACTGCTTGATTGTTTAAACCTTGTTTTGAAATATCAGATGTAAGAATTGAACCAACATTATCTGGTGTTTGAGGAACACCTAAATTATCCATTCCTATTTCTGGAGTTACATTAATATAATCTTGTGTAAACCCCATATTAGGTGCAGTTCCACCATTTAATGGTTGATAAGCATTAGCGTTTATTAAAGTTTGTTCTAATGGAGTTGAAATGCCTTGAGAGTTTGTCATTAAAGAAGATGTAAACTCTGGAGTAGCTGTATTTCCAATTAATCCTGTAGTAGCTCCTGTAGTAGCACTTGTGCCTACAGCAGTGCCTGTACCACCCATAAGACCTGCCCCTGCATTTAAAGAATTAGCTGAACTAGCACTTTTCATAGCAGTTACACCTTTACCTCCAGCATCAGCCGCAGCTGTGCCTCCTGACCCCATTGAGCCATAGCCTAAACTACCACCCATCATTGCACCTTGCAGTCCATTACCACCCATTTTTTTATCAAGCATATAACCTGCTGCTGCTGCTGCTACTGGAATCCAAAAACTCATTATTTACCTCCTCCACTAGAAGAACCTGTTGTAGTTGAATTTATAGGGGTAGGTGCACCATAAGCTCCTGATAGGTAACTTTCTAATTTACTATATGGTCTATTTTCTCCAAACTCAAACCTAGCAATATCAGAATTTAAAGCATTTTTATCATATCCCTCATATGTTTGCCCTACATTAATAAGTTGGTCAATATCGGTATATTGTGCATTACCCAATGCTGGTGCTGATGCAATAGCGGCATCTTGCCTTGACCTTTCTGCACCAAAGTTGTTGTAACTTAATTCTGCCGCTCTACTTGTCAGAGCGTTTGCTAAATTATCTGATGCGTTTGTTTCAAATTCAGCCATAGCACCTGAACCATATCTTCCTGATTGTGCTGTTCTACTACCAATGTCTCTAATAGCTTTATTAAATTCTGTAACAGCAGGTTTAGCTGCACTTGCCATCATTGCTGAAAAGTATGGATTTCCTGCTGATAGCCTATCACCTTCTATTGTGCTTAATTGTTCATTTATTGCGGAAGGCAGTAATGGGTTTCCCATTGCTGCCCTACCTTCTTTTCGTTCTAACCCACCAGCTGTAGCACCCGACATTGGAACATAGGTATCGCTTGGATAATAATTTGGACTATCCGATTGATACAAACTTTTTGCTTCATCTAAACCATAGGTTATGTATGGCAAGATAGCAGGGTCAATATTTTGTGTAGTTTTTGTGTCACTGCTGCTACCACCACCACCCTTGTATTCACGCAATCCAGTTGCAGGGTTAATAGAACCTGAACCACCATGAGCTTTTAAAAGGTTAGCTTCCCATGTATTAACATGAGCAAGTTCAGTATCACCCTCTCTACCTAGTTTGCCTAAATCTTTAGCTAGCCAGTTATATAACCATATTTTTAACTTAATCATTCTATTTTCAACTCCATTAATTGATATTTTTTATTAAATCCATATAACCTATTCCATAATTTAGTTATACTTTCGTATTTTGTAGACCCTTGTATTGCTGTTCCGCCACTTTGTTTAACCCACTTTTTAAACTCCTCCATTCCTGCTTTAGTATTTTTTCCACCTATATAAGTAATATAAGCAACTCTGTCGTTAGGGTAGTTAATCCATTGAACAGTAAGTGCTACATAACACTTATCTTCTTTCATTACTAAAAGTAATTGTTGTTGCCCTTGCGTTACTAGCAACTTTAACTGACCTACTGTAAACTCATCGTTACCTTTATCTAATGCTTTTTGTAATAGCGGTTCTGCTAAATACCAAAATCTTTGCACTTGCTCTGTAGGCACAACATATAATTTCATAATTTTTATCCGACAATGATATAATCATATGTTACATCAGTATTAGATGTATTTCTATGCCCTATAATAAAACTACTTTTGGCTTTTGTTTTAATGTATGTATAGTTTGACTCTGCTGCTGCATTTGCAGTTCTTGGTGACAATACAATTACTGAATCAAATCCTGCTCTTTCATTATTAACAGTAGTTTGTGTAGCTGATGCTGCTAAAGTAAAAGTGCCACTGTTATTAGTTTTGCCATTCATAGCGTTATTAACTATTTCTGCCACATCTCTAGGGTTACCACCTTGATACGGAAGTGTACGATACATTCTAGGCATTATCTATTGCCTTGTGGTTTTAAATCTACATCTACAGCCATTGCTATTTCCCAGTTACCTGTTGGTTGCACATTAAACCGATGATACCTACCTGCACTTCTTAAACTACACCTACCTTCTGTGGTTGCTGGAACAAATGCACTAAACTCAATGTTGTCATCTAATTCTCTGCGACTAGCTACAGCAACTTGTGCTGTGCCATTATCTATTTGTGGTCTTGCTAGTGTTGCAACAGAGTTGTAGCCTACCTCTACATCTGTAGTGATTATTTGTGGTGTAATAGGTGTTCCTGTAAAAGTAACAATTTTAGTGCCTTTTGTTCCTGCAAGTAAAAATTTGTCTCCAATAAACAGCCTTGAGTCCATTGATGCAGGCATAGCAGTTAGAGTTGTATACCCATATACAGAACTTAAAGCCTCTAATGATGTAGCTATAGAAGCCATTGTACCTACAAAATCAGATGTGGTTTCTGCTCTTGACCATTTTTGTAGTTCCCAGTTATATATTAATAACTCTCTATTACCACTAGTGTTAGCAAAATTCCATATTACAAGGTTTTTAACAGGGTCTACTGCTGCACTTATTGTGTTTAATTTAGTCATGTCAACTCGGTTAAAAAAGAATCTATCTACTTTTTCTAACCCTATGTTAGTAATAACTTCTCCGTTTGAAGAATACCATCCATCATCTGATAACCAAAAAGACAAGTTTCCATAGTTAATAACAGAGTTGCCTTCTAAACATCCTTGCCCATTTGAAATAGTGTCAAATTGCCAAAAAAGTGGACTGCCAATATAAGAACATCTAACCACTGCCTTGTCTAAAAATATTAAACCAAATTCACCGCCTGTTATTGCTTGAATACTGCCACCATCAGGAATAAGTTGAAAATCACTTTGACTTGTATTTCCAGATGCCCAATCAGTTTCATCATTAATATCTGACCATTGCACTTTGTTAGTAACTGTTGGATTTTTAAGATTTACTGCAAAAACAAAATCACGAACTATTGCAATATCTTTAGGTGCTGGTGCACTTGAAATATCTGCAAATGCTGTTGAGCTACCTAAAGTCCATGTTTGAATTTTCCCTCTATCATTACAAGCTAATACTACATTACCAAATTGTTCAAATTTCCACCTACCATCTCCTGTTCCAGAATAACCACCAGATTTAGATACATCTGTTAAAGCAAGACTAGAAAGATTTAATTTAAATAATTTTGTAGCTGAACCTGCAAACGCTTCTATAAGAAAAGTCCCTGATGTTCTTCTTGCAACAAATACACTATTAAGATTTTCACTTGCAGCGTTAGAATATTCTGATGCACTAGGAAATGCTGAATAACCAATACCTACAGGATAAACATTTTTAGCATCGTTTAAACTTCCTGAATTATCAGGTAAATCTGGCAACCAATCTGTAAATTGTAATCTTTGTGTAGACATATTAAGATTTCATTATGTAAGCAAGTGAATAGTAAGGAACAAGATTTTGGTTTGTTCCAGAAACACCTACAGTGCTAACAGAGTTAGTTACAGTATGTACATGACCTCCTGCTGAACCTGAATTAACAGTTGCAGTTTGATTTGAACCTATACCATTTGTTTGATTCTGACCGCCTTGCTGACTACCTTGATTTGTAACAGCGTGAACATGGTCAGGAATAGTGTTTGTTACCCCTGTAGATGTGTGTGTATGACTAACAATAACAGAATCTTTAGTTCCACCAGTTTGTGTAGCCGCTCCTGTTACTGTTGTTTTAGCCGCTTCCTGTGAATCTGCATCAGCACAAATAACAAACTTGTTTCTTAAATCAGGTGTTCCTGATGAACCATTACATAATAAAAATCCACTAGGAATAGTGGCTATAGTTCCTGACCACATTATAATCATTCCCGTTACAAATTCATTTGTAATTCCTAGATTAGTTCTAGCGGCAGATGCTGATGTTGCACCAGTACCACCAGAAGCAACAGGAATAGTGTCGCCACTATAACCCCCTTGCAAATCTCTAACTTGCTTCATCATCTCTCTGATAGCATTGTTGATTGTGCTAGGACTACATCCTTCGTTAATATCAATATTGTTAATATCAGTATTGGATGCTGCCTGAATACTCCATTCTGAAATTTTAGTCTTTGCCATAAATTTTTATCCCTTTCGTTTCCAATCGTTAGTTCCTACTGTTGAGTCTGTCCATACATCACTACCTGCTGATACTGCTGTCCATATATTTGTTTCTACGGGTACATCTGTCCATTCTTCACCAAGTAAATATCCTATTGCTGTTACTGTACCTACTCCTGTTACAGAAGCATTACCAAAAATATTAACTAAACCACTAGCACTTAATGTTGCAGTTCCAATAATGCTACCTTCGGCATCAATAATAGAACCTGATAAAGAGACTGTTAGTATTGCACGACCAACTATAGCACCACTACCAAATGCTACATAAATAGCAATTGCTGACAATGTTGCTGTTGCACTGATAGATGCAACCGCAGTCCTTTCTCTTAATGCACTTGCTGTAACAGTTCCTATACCCTCTATTTCAGCAATACCTGTTTTTATTACAGTGCCTAGTGTAGAGTATGGACTCTGTGAAAATGCAGAAAAGCCGTACATTTATTCTGCTTCTTCTGGTGTATTACCCTCTGCTACCCATTCTAGGTATTCTTGGTAGTCTTTGTTATCTTCATCTTTTGGAATATAAGCATTATTTTGCAATCTAATAATAAGGTTAGAAGGTTCACCTTGCGGTGTGTCTTGTAATAATTTATAATTTTCTGTACTCATAATTCTGCCTCCAATGTTCCATTTGCTTTCCATCCATCATTACCACCAGCTGTACCAGCTCGAATTCTTGAAGCTACTGAAGCATTAGAAACATAAAGAAGTAACCAAGAACTAGAAGGGTATCTTGTGTCAAATGTACCTCCAGTTCTAACGACTGTAGGAATGGCTCTCATTTCTGTCATAAATGATGTATGATTCGTTGTGTCTTCAGAAAGAAAAGCTACTCCATTCCACATATGATACCAATATTGAAAATACCTCTGACACAAAGCCAACTGTTGTGAGTACATAAGGTTTTCAAAAGCTGAATCTGTTGTATTTGCTTCTAATTGTACGCCTGTAATGTACCATTCGTTGGATGTAGAATCTGCTAGGTTAACTTGACCTACTGCTCTGTTTGCATTTGTGTTTCCTGCCCAAGATGTTTGTAAAGTACCAGATGTAAAGGTACTTCCAGCTGCCATCCAAAATTGTACCAATAAACCAATAGCATTATTGTTTGCTAAAACACCAGATGTATCTCCTGCATATGTTAGAGTTTTCTTTTCCCATGTATTTGCCACAGAGATTGTGTATGCTTTACATATTACTCTTAAATTATTAACATCAAAAAGTTCAGCAATATATGTTCCTGTTTTATTAGATTTTACCCAAAAAGAAAGAGTAGTTGATTTGGCATTTGCTGTCCCTTTTGCTAAACTTTGTACATTAAATCCTTCTATTCTTTGCCCTAGAAATACTTTATCGGATGCAGCAAGAGAAGCATCAGCAGTAGTACAATCCATTTTTACACTAGTTGCAAATCCCTGTCCTGTTGGTACATCTGTAGATTGTGTTTGTGTCCAAGTACCTGCGGTAGTAACATCAGTTTTCCATCTATCAATAGTATTATAACCTGCAGAAGTAATCCCAGTAACACTAGTAGCTCTCTGTGCAATAGCCATATTGCCATTGATAATAAGGTTTTTACCTACTGGAGCAGATGGTTGTAATGATCCATCATTGTATGTAATACCATTAGTTCCGTTAATTGCTACTGACATTATTTAGTCTCCAATTGCTGCGTTTACTTCTGTCATATCTTCATCTGTCCAATAGTCTTTAGCTACCATGACTTCAAGATGTTCTACATTCCTAGAGATAGTGTCTGCTATTTCTTCATCAGTCATATCTTCAGGTGGGTTAGTTCTCATCTCATCAAGCAAGTTAACAGAATCCAGCATTGCAGAATAGTCTTGTGCTATTTCCTTTTCTGTCTTTACAATTTCGTCAATCATTTTAGTTTCCTTGTAATTTATTTTCTAATTCTTCTACTTTTGCAGAGAGTTCTTGTATTGCATTTACTAAAACAGGAATTAGTTTAGATGTTTTCATACCTAATGAATCAGGATTTGTAGAGTCTACAATTGCATGGTTATCAATACCTAAATCAGCTTCAATTTTTTGTATTTCTTGAGCTAAAAATCCTAAATCTACAGTATCTTGTTTATGCTTTCCATCTCTAATTCTGTCTTTGTAATCACTGCGGTTATCCCATACATAATTAACGGGTCTTAATTTATTTACATAGTCTAATCCATGAGTAAAGTTTTTTATGTCTGCTTTATCTCTTTCATCAGAGCCAACTGTCCAGTCTACTTTTATATGGGCATTAGTAATACTATTATCACCTAATACAATTCTATTAGATGCTGTTGTTAAAGAGCCACTAGGAGAGCTTTCTCTCCCAGCACCTTGTCCTAATAAAAGATTGTTACTTCCTGATGAAATTTCATAACCTGAATTAATCCCCATTGCTGTGTTTTGTCCACCAGTAGCAAGTATTAAAGAATCATCTCCAACTGCCGTATTACCAACAGCCGAAACAGCAGTTGTTAAAGCATTAAAACCTACAGCAACATTTTGAGTCCCTGTAGTATTTGCATCTAAAGAAGCATGACCTACTGCGGTGTTCTTAATCCCTGTTGTATTAGCAGATAAAGAACCATCACCAAATGCTGAATTGCTACTAGCTGTAGTGTTTGCTCCAAGAGCATTTTGACCCATAGCTGTATTAGAATTACCTGATATATTGGCATCTAAAGAAGCAGCACCAAAAGCATTATTACTACCACCAGTTGTGTTAGCTACTAATGACCCATGACCAACAGCGGTGTTACCTACTCCACTGGTGTTTGCACCTAATGCAGATTTACCAACTGCTGTATGAAAACTAGCAGTTGTATTGGCGAATAAAGCAGAATGACCTACAGATGTATTATCACCACCTGATATATTGTTATATGAAGCATTTAATCCTAATGCAGTATTTAAATTACCAGTAGTATTTTTATTAAGTGCTTGATGTCCTAATGCAGTATTGTTTGACCCACCTATGTTTTGTTGCATAGCTTTATCACCAACTGCGGTGTTAAATGAGTTAGTATTAGCTTTTAATGCACTTGAACCTACGGCTACATTATTTTGCCCTGTAACATTTGCTAACATAGAGCTTGTACCAATTGCCGTATTTTGAACTCCTGTTGTATTGCTAAACATTGCTTCTCTACCAATTGCTACATTGGCAGATGCTGTTGTATTACTTGTTAAAGTATCACGACCTATTGCCACATTGAGAGTGCCTGTAGTATTAGCTTCTAATGCTTCACTTCCTAAAGCTGTATTGTCTTGCCCAATGTTATTATATAAAGCATCTCTACCTACGGCTGTATTGTTACTTGTATTAAGATTTAATCTTAAAGCATTTCTACCCAAAGCAACATTGCTAGTGCCTCCTGTATTTGTATTCATAGAAAAAGCACCTACAGATGTATTGTCATTTGCTGTAGTATTATTTGCTAAAGCATTTGAACCTATTGCTACATTTTGTTGCCCTGTAGTATTATCAAACATAGAAGTTGTACCAACTGCAGTGTTACTAGCTCCAGTTGTATTTGCTGATAAAGCTCTATATCCGACAGCTGTATTTTCAGAAACAGTTGTATTAGCATCTAAAGCTTCATAACCTACAGCGGTGTTGTTAGAACCTGTTGAGTTTGCTCCTAATGCTTTACTACCTACCGATGTATTTTGAGTGCCTGTAGTGTTTGTTGTTAAAGAATCCTTACCTACAGCAGTATTATTAGCTCCAGTGGTGTTAGCATCTAAAGCATCTGTTCCAATTACATTATTAGTAGCAATATCTCCAGCTCCTCTACCAACAGTAAGTCCATTAACATTTACATCAATATTAGCTGGTATTGGTGTGCTAGTGGTAAGTATTGTTCCTGATTCAGTAGGTAATGTTATTGTGTGAGTTCCTGCAGTAGCTGGTGCTGCAACTGTAATAGCTCCACTTGAACTTCCTTTTAATACTATGTTAGCCATTATGCTAATTCCTCGTCTGTCGGTTTACTTAATGTTGGGTGATTCCATTCTCTAATGTATGCACCCTTACCATTGCTGTCATCTTGTAACAAAATTGTTCCTTCCAGTGGGTTAAAGTCATCAGTTGTTAGTTCTGGATATAGTGCTATTATTTTTTCACTTAAAGTCATTGTTTTTACCTATGTTATTAATTTGTGACCAGAAAAAGAATTATATGTTTGACCCCCAGGAACGAAAAGTCCCGAACCAGAAATAGCCCCTTGATAATAAACAAATGTTTCTAAATAATCTGCAGCATTTAACTCTACTATATTTGTCATTGACAGAGCCGTGCTTCTACCATAAGCATTTGCAATATTCCACTGGAACGATTGCCTATACATAGCGTTATTTTTGTAAAGGTAAAGAATAGCAAGATAAAGATTACTGTTTTGACCCGAATCTGCCATAAGACATTGATTAATTACATACTTACCATCCTGACCTGAAGGGCAAGTAAACCTAGCAGCAGCTGGGTCATAAGCACCATTTGTATCAAATTCTTCTGAATTAAATGTAGCTTTTGTTAAAGTTACATTAGGGACAGATTGGTTATTAGCTATATAAGCACTAAATGCTGGTAGGTTACCATTACCTGTTATTGTTTTACCACTAGCCATTGCAAGACCCGTACTACTAACTGTAGCAATCGTTGTTC